TAATGCCAACAACCAGTGCCAATGGGGCGCTATTGACGTAGACCAGTACCCGCTTGATCACAAAAAGCTTTTAGACAACGTTCGGCGTATGAAACTGCCGTTAGTAGTTTGTCGTAGCAAAAGCGGTGGGGCTCACCTGTACTTGTTTAGTGATAAATGGGTAGAGGCCAAGGACATGCAGAAAGCCTTACAGAACATTAGCGCTGCGCTTGGTTACGGTAACTCAGAGATATTCCCAAAACAGATCAAGCTGCACTTAGATCGAGGGGATGTTGGTAATTTCTTAAACCTGCCTTACTACAACGCTGAAGAAGGTCTTCGGTACGCGTTTCTAGACGATGGAACGTCTGCCACGCTTGACGAGTTTTTTGAACTGCACCAGCAATTTGTGCAAACCCCCGAAGAGATAATCAAGTTACAGACAAGCAGTAAGGGCGACAACAAGGTTATCAAAGATGGTCCACCCTGTTTGCAGATTTTGTGTACCGATAAAATATCGGAAGGGGGCCGGAACAACGGCCTGTTTAACCTTGGAGTTTATCTACGAAAGGCTTTTCCGGATAGCTGGGAGGACGAAATCCTCAAGCATAATATGGAGTACCTCTCGCCTCCTCTGCCACTGAATGAGGTAAACGTAGTAGCAAAACAGCTACAACGCAAAGAATACGCTTACATGTGCTCTGACGCACCCATCAACGCGTGTTGCAACAAGACCCTGTGCCAGACCCGGAAGTTTGGGGTAGGGGCCATGCTGTTAGGCGCTGAAATGGCTAATTTGCGCAAATACAACAGCACCCCGCCGGTCTGGTTTTTAGACATTAACGGTGAGCCTTTGGAGTTGGATACAGAAGCGCTGTTAAATCAGGCTACGTTTCAAAAGTCGTGCATGGAGCAATTAAACTTTATGCCACGTTCCGTGCAGAAGCAGTCTTGGGAAGGTCGTATTGGGGCTTTGCTAACCGAAATGAAGGAGAACGATACTGCAATCATTGAAGTTGCCGAAGACGCCAGCATTAGCGGCCAGTTTTACGACTACCTTGAGGAGTTTTGCCGACATCTACAGGTCGCTCAAGATCGAGAAGAAATACTGCTCAGACGCCCTTGGACCGACGAAGAAGATGGGATCACCTACTTCAGGTTAAAGGACCTAGAAGGGTTTCTTCGTAAGAATAAGTTTTTTGAATATAAATCTCACAAGATTGCCCAGCGCTTACGCGACATTAACGGCGAAAGCATTGTCCTTAAAATTAAAGGCAGGGCCGTGAGGGTCTGGAAGATACCCGCATTTGAGTCTGCGGATGTTTTGCTAGACACACCAGAATTTAACACGCAGGAGGCCCCGTTTTGAAGAATGAGCAACGTTCTCGGAACATTCATATTTACGCGCTATACCACGAGAACCATATGACAATGGCCGCAATAGGGCGCCGTGTGGGTCTTTCTCGTGAGCGGGTACGGCAGATACTTCGTCAGTACGAATCCATTTTTGGTGCGTATGAAAAAGTCGCGGGGGCAATTGAGCCCTCAAACGATGTATAGAATTTTTGGGCCTCCGGGTACTGGAAAAACAACAACGTTGTTAAACATGGTTGATGACGCGCTAGAAAAAGGCACTCAGCCGCAACAGATAGCGTTCTTGGCGTTTACGAGGAAGGCCGCAACAGAAGCAAAAGAACGTGCCTCCAAGAGGTTTGGTCTTGATCCGAAGACCGATTTAGAGTCTTTCCGAACACTCCATAGTCTGGCGCTGACCATGACGTCAATTAGGCCCGAACAGATAATGCAGGACTCTCACTACCATGAGCTTTCAAAATCTATCGGCGTCACTTTGGGGGCTCCCAAGAACACTAACTATGACGAAGATTTGCCCACGATGGTTACGAGCAATGATCCCATACTAGGCTTAATTAACTTGGCGAGACTGCGGCGAGTACCGCTTCGGGAGCAGTACAACGAAAGCTCGATAGATCAGGAGTGGAACATTGTTGATTATGTTGCGCGATGTTTAGCCAAATATAAAGAGGGCATGGAGCTTTACGACTTTACCGACATGCTTGAACAATTTGTCGTGGAGGGTGACCTCTGTTGCCCGAGCTTTGACTTAGTCTTTCTGGACGAAGCGCAGGACCTTAGTCCGCTGCAATGGGAGATAGCTCATCTGCTGGATGGAAAAGCCAAGAGAATGTATTGCGCGGGGGATGATGACCAAGCTATTTACAAATGGGCTGGCGCCGACGTTGACCATTTTATTAACTTGCCGGGAGGCTCGGAGACGTTAACGCAGTCCTATCGAATACCCCGGTCTGTGCATCGAGTAGCGGAAGGCGTGGCCAACCGCATACATCGACGGTTCCCTAAAGTCTATGAGCCTAAGACAGAAGCAGGGTTGGTGACCCGCGTAGACACCATCGATTATCTGGACTTATCAGAAGGCAGTTGGTTGATTCTTGCTCAAGCGGGTTATCAGCTACAGCCTGTTGCCCAAGACTTAAAGTCAGGGGGATACCTGTTTAACTACAGGGGCCACCGATCTATTAGCGAAAAGATTAGTGACGCCGTAAACGGGTGGGAGCAACTGCGTAAAGGTCGTGAAGTATCCGGGGCTGTTGCAAAGAAGATTTACAGCCTCATGTCGTCTAAGACTCGCGTGACACGGGGGTTTAAACGTTTAACGGGTGTAGACGATCAAGATTTTGTTACCTTTGATTACTTAACCGCGTCGCAGGGCCTGTTAGCAACTAAAGACATGATCTGGTCTGACGCAATGGACAGGCTACCCGACACTGACAGGGCCTACATTACGGCATTGTTACGGCGTGGAGAGAAGTTCAACGGTGAGCCACGAATCACGGCCAGCACAATTCATGCTGCAAAAGGAGGAGAGGCTGACAATGTAGTGTTGTACACGGACCTTAGTCCTGCGGCAGACGCAGAAATGCGCCGTAACCCGGATGACATCCACCGTGTGTTCTACGTTGCGATCACTCGAACAAAAAAGAACCTGTATATAATTGAGCCTGAAAACATAACGTGCAGTTACGATATTTGATTCTTGCAATACAAAACGAGTACGAGATAATGTCAAGTTCTGCAATTAATCTAGGAGTATACGTTAAATGGTAGTGCGAAAAGACCCACGCTTAGAAAGAGCAGGAGTAACAGGGTTTAACCAGCCAAAAAGAACCCCTGACCACCCTACAAAGTCACATGTTGTAGTAGCAAGAGACGGCGACACCACAAAAATGATTCGGTTTGGACAACAGGGTGTAAGAACAAACCAGACTGTAGGGCAGCGCGAGGCGTTTAAGTCACGCCATGCAAAAAACATTGCAAAAGGTAAATTGTCGGCGGCTTACTGGTCCAATAAAACAAAATGGAGCCCCTCTAAAACTCAATCTTCTTCTACCAAGTGGAAAAAGGGCTGATATGAACTGTTGGCACTGTCAAACCCCGTTAATTTGGGGAGGAGATCACGATCTAGAGGAGGAAGGGTTTGATTACTTTATGGTAACCAATCTGTCATGCCCTAGTTGCGAGGCATACGTCGAAGTATATGCACGAAACACAAAGGAGAAAGAAGTAGATGACAGTTGATACAGAAAAACTTTATGAAGAAATCAGTGCTGACGAAGGTAAGGTCTTGCATTGTTATTTGTGTAGCGAACTACACAATACTGTGGGTATTGGGCACAAAGTGCTAGAAAGCGACGAGGAAAGCGGGTTATCTATCTACGGCGCTTACGACGAGGTGTCAGAAGAGCAAGCCATTAGTGAAGAACGGTGCTACGAGCTTTTTGAGCAAGACGTGCAGGTAGCGGTCAAGGGCTGCGAGTCTTTGTACCCGAACTGGGCGCAGTTACCTCAAGAAATGAGGCACGTCCTAGTTAACATGGCGTTTCAGCTAGGAAAAACGGGCCTTTTACGATTTAAAAACATGAATGCTGCTGTTCAAGATTATCAGTACGCAAGGGTTGCCGAAGAAATGCTCGACTCCCGATGGGCTCGGGACCAGACACCCGAACGTGCGCTTCGTTTATCTGAAAGGGTTATAGCTTTAATAAAAATAGAAGCATGAGCTTACAAATGGCTATGTTTGCACCGAAAAGCGAATGGGTTCCCCCGCTGGAACTGCCTGACCTAAGTGGCGCCAAGAAAATAGCAATCGATGTTGAAACACGGGACCCGGACCTTAAAAAGAGTGGACCCGGTTGGCCCACTGGAAATGGTGAGGTTGTGGGTTATGCCGTAGCAGTCGAGGGCTGGCGAGGTTACATACCTATACGGCACTTAGGCGGGGGTAATCTCGACGAAAAGATTGTTAATCGTTGGATGAAGAAAGTCTGCGAAAGCCCCGCCGACAAGATAATGCACAACGCGCAATATGACTGGGGATGGCTAAAGCGTATGGGGTTTGACGTTAAAGGCAGGGTCATTGATACCATGCTGGTAGCGTCGTTACTGGACGAAAACAGATTTAGCTACAGCCTAAACGCGCTGTGCTACGACTTACTAAACAAAACCAAGTCAGAGAAACTGTTAGTAGAGGCCGCACGCGACTTTGGCGTTGACCCCAAGGCCGAGCTTTGGAAGATGCCCGCATCGTTTGTTGGACCTTATGGCGAGGCAGACGCGTCACTGACCTTGGAGCTTTGGAACTGCTTATCTTTAAAGCTGGCCACGGAAGACCTTTGGCAGATTGCGAACCTAGAGTTAGACCTTCTGCCGTGCTTAGTTGACATGACGTGGCGAGGGGTCCGCATAGATACTGAACGGGTGGAACGGACTCGGGATGCACTGTTAAAACGGGAGAAAGAACTACATAAGCAGATTAAAAAAGAGGCGGGGTCAGGTGTAGAAATCTGGGCCGCACAATCACTGGCAAGAGCGTTTGATAAGCTTGGGATTGAATACCCTAAAACAGAAAAAGGGTCACCGTCTTTTACAAAGTCTTTCCTGCAAGAACACCCGCATAAGTTTCCTCAATTAGTCGTCAAGGCACGTAACCTCAACAAAACTAATGGCACCTTTATTAGTACCATTATGAAACATTGTCGGGAAGATGGGCGCATTCACTCGCACATTAACCAGATAAGGTCGGACGACGGTGGAACAGTGTCCGGGCGTATCAGTATGTCGAACCCTAATCTTCAGCAAGTGCCTGCACGGGACCCGGAACTCGGGCCAATGATCAGGAGCCTTTTCTTACCGGAGGAAGGCGAGCAGTGGGCTGCTATTGACTTCAGTCAACAGGAACCACGTATCTTGGTGCATTACGCGCACGTCTATGGCCAAACTAGGGGCGTGGCGCTGGATAAGGCCGAAGAGTTTGTTAAAGCTTATCAGAATGATCCCGACATGGACTTTCATACGATGGTCGCGGAAATGGCCAAGGTGCAGCGCAAGCAGGCTAAGACGATTAACTTAGCAATGATGTACGGCATGGGTGTCGGTAAGCTGTCCGAACAG